CTGCATCCCAAAACATAATTGTATCAGAAGTTGTATAAGTATTACCTGGGTTAAAAATAGAAACACTTTTACTTCCAGCTGTAAATCTAAAAGGATTAATAGGAAGCATTTGTGTAGTTACTGGTGCAACACGTGCAGGTCTTGGATGTTCTAACGCTTGAGGATCTGGAATATGTTCATGCGGCATTAATTGAGGCGCTTTAGGTTCATACTCACTTGTATGTACCCACATACCATTCCATTCTTTAACCATTTCATTGTAGGGAAATTGTAATCCACTACGATCTGAAATAGCTAATGCATATTTTCCTTTAGCGTAAGCCATCTCTTATACTACCATTTAGTATCGTTTGGTCCAACCCAATGATATTTGCCACCTTTTTTAGCAGCACCCATTCCTTGTGCAGTTCCACTGATTTTACCTTTAGAAATAGAAAACGATGTTCCACCAGATTCTTTTCCTTCGCTAGTTGGAGCAATGCCCTTAGTAGTTACAGCTCCAGCATTAACAGGATTAGGAATTGAAATAGATCCACGATCACTCCAATTACCTTTTACCCCACCTTTGCCATCTCTGCTATTAGCAGTTTGGGTATTCCAATTTCGGTTACTCATTCTTCCTCCTTTTTACAATCACAATCGTGACATTGACATTGGCCACCACAACATGCACCACCATTGCTGCAATGACAGTTGTGACCACATTTTTTACATTCTCCCATTTTCATTTCCTCCTACGGTATGTAAGCTTGCGCCGGTTTAACACGATATGAGACCCTTTCTCTATTCGCATCTGCCGTGCGTTTAAACTCTTCTTCATAAATCATTTTAAGTCCCGCAGCCATTTGCGGAGCTCTTTTTAAAGAAATATAATAAGCTAATCCTGAAACTAAACAAGGAAGAAAATAGAATGGTACATCTGCATTATTTGAATATGCACCTGCATCCATAATTCTATTTATATAAAAATACTTCATTATGTAAGCTTTATCTGGATTAGGATAAACAAATAAAGTCATATCATGTTCTGGTCTTCCTGTGCTAGTAGATCCATTAACGGTCACTTGACCATTAATTAAACAAAATTGTGTTGGTCTAGCGTCACCTGTATCAGTTTCTCTCTTTCTGCTTAAATTCATATATTCTGTTCTGGAAATTTTAGTGATTGCTACATCTGTAGTATTTTGATCACCATCTAAATTTGCCGTTGCATTAGATGTCGTTGTAATTGTTGCATCAACAATATCCATAACTTTTTGGTCAATAGGATAATAATTAGTTCCTGCTACCATAGTGGTAGTTGCATAATCAATAGTCCATAAATTTAAACCACGATTAGCCCAATCAGAAAACATAAGATTTAATGATCTTCTAGCAGTTCTTAAATCATAACCACTTCTTACTTCAAGACCACATCTTTCAAATGCTTCTTCTATAATTTCCTCTATTGAGAGGTTAAATGTTCTGCTACCTGAATAAGCCATTTAAACCTCTACGAGATAGAATCGTATTCTTTTATAAACTCAATAACTATACTAGCAGTATCATCGTTAGTGACAGAAGAAAAGTTAATCAGAACATCGCCATCATAGTTGGTTGCTTTTGTGTTTTGTAAAGTTCCAATAGAACCAAAATCCATATCATCAGAATGATTACAAGACCATGCAACTGGATTTGTTCCACTGTTACTCCACTCTAATAAAAGTGTTTTAGCCGGAGCAGTTACACTAGAACTCCACCACATTCTATTTATATTTACATAAGTACAAGCTGTTCCATCAGCTCTTGCATTTAAATTAGATGCGTCAACTTTATATGTTTCAGCTGTAGTAGATGCTATTTTAGCGGTGAATGAATAGATAGCTTTTCTATCTCCATCAAATAATTTTTTTACGTATTGTGCCATTTTTAATTCCCCTTGTAAAAGGGTGGGGCCATTACTCCCCACCCACGGTTATATTAATTTTACCAAGTATCTCCTGAAGCAAGGTTTTTACCTTGCATAAAGTCAACTTTAACCCATGCTTGACCAGCGGTAGGTGCTGCTCCAGTTGGAGTATAAGTTAATACTACTTGTACATCTGAATCATAAGCCACGCCGTCTGAACCAGTGTCTGATTGAGATACACTCTTCCAAACTGCAGTTTGTGTAGCATCAACAGTCACAGCTCCACCAGTATTACCAGTAGTTGTAACTGCTCCCATAGTACCATCAGGAAGATCAGCTAAATAATCCTGATCATCAGATTTTCCAATTTCCATTGGATCTGCTGTTCCAGCATTAAACGCTTCTGACACCCATACCTTAATACCAGTAATGGTAGATTGGTAAGGAATAGTTCCTAACGCTCTGCAATAAACATCTGCTGCCACAGCCGCTGTTCCCACGGTAATATTACCAGTAGTAGCACCACTTGTAGCAATTTTAGTTACGCTCTTAAAGTTAGCAGCTGTGCTCATAGTAGTATAAACAGTTCCAGAATTTGGCCCTGTTATAGTTTCCTCTAAAGCTTTACCATTAACATCTGTTCCAGTGACAGTGAAGTTGATTCCTGAATCATTGCCATCACTTGTAATGCCAATTTTTCTTGCCCACGCTCCGTCAGCAGTTGTTGAAATTGCACTTCCAAGAGCTGGTGCATAAATTGAATTACCATTAACAGTAGCACATAAAGCGCCATTTAATGTCAAGTTAGCTGCCGCTGCAGTTGTTTGTGTAGCGCAAATACCGTCTGTATCTGCCGCTGTTGGTTCTTGAAAATAACGAGCTAATGAGTTTGATACCCAGTTAGTGTCTTTTAAATCTTTACCGCGATAACCACCATCAGTGGCTCCGCTAATTACCGAACCCGTTTTTACCGGACCCGAAAAAGTTGTTGTACCCATTTGTACTCCTTGGCTGTATAGGCCATTTGTTACGTCGTCTCTATACCGTCTGCCTAGTCAGTCTCCGTAACTTTTTTACTAGGATAAAGGGGCGAACTAATTTCGCCCCTTTAAAGATTAATTAAGCTCCTGGTGAAGCAAAGATACCTCTCCAGTCAGACCAGCCGAAGCTGTATCTTTCCCTAGCTTTGTATCTAACATTACCAGTATCGAAATCGCCTTCCATAGCAGTTCTAATTGGAGCTCTAACAAAGTGTTTAAGTCCATTAGGTGCATCTGTTTTAATGAAGAACGCATCAGTATCAGTAAGGAAGTTGTTTACAACATATCCTTCAGGTACCATACCCATTGATTTGATTGCGTTGATATCATTATCAGCAGTGCCTACTCTACCAGCAGATTTCATTAGTCTCTCAGCTACAAACTGAAGGTTTACTGGTATGATCATTTTCATACCTCTAAGAGCAATTTTCATTCCTCTTTCATCCTTCATGTCAGCAATATCAATTAACATCTGCTCAAGCGAAGTTTCGTTTAAGTCAGCTGCAGTTGATAGTTCGTTCTTTTGGTCTCCACTAAGAGTTGGGTGATCAGTCGCACAAAGCTCCTTATTATCACCACCAAGATAAGAAGCATTAAACGCTCTGTTAAGAATGTTTGCAGCTTTAACTTGTTTAGTGTTTGCCATAGATCTTGCTAACGCTTTAGTGTAGCGAGTGCTAAGTTTGTCGTAAAGATTATCCTCTACAGCTTCTTCTGTAAGTGCAAAAGCTAAAGCAATAGTCTCGTTGGTGTACCTAGCAGTGTAAGTTTCTTGAGCATCTTCGTATGATACTCCTTGACCTTCCGGTTTTACAGCTGCGTTAGCGAAACCGCCAAGCATTACTTCTTCTTCGAAAGCACGATCAGATGATTCTGTATCGAATATTTCTTTGTCTTGATTTTCGTATCGGTCATACTCTAACCCGAACAGTGCATTTAAACCTGGTTCGAGTTCTTTGACCAATTGCATTCTTGAAATTACCATTGTTCAATTTCTCCTATAGGTTTATGCTCCAGTCGCTCTGTTATAGTACATATGCTCGTTAAATCTAACAATATAGTTAGCGTAAGCATTAGCTCTATCAGAGTTATCTGGATCTTCTGAAATACGAATTACGCGGAATTGTGCAGTAGCATTACCACCAGTAATAGCAGTTGCCAAAGTCGCTTTTGACTGACCATTAATAGAATCGCCAGCAGTGTAGACTGAGTCAATGTTATCACCAATGTCGGCTTTTGCTAAAGTGCCAGTTCCACCCATTTGTGCTTCAAAAAGTGTATTCGGATCATCATAGACGTACGCGTCGATAGTACCTTGAGTAATATTTATACTACCAGGGTAATAGTTTGACCAAGTTGGCTTTTGAGTTGTAGGATCTTGATAAAAGCATCCATTAAAGATACCCAAATTGTCATTGGATGTACCAGTACCAACTGTTACATATCCAGCAGCCATTTGAACTATATCACCTTTATAAATAGGGGTGCCATAGTTATCGCTAATTTCATACTTTGAAGTACCTTCATTATTGATGTTACTTCCAAGTTTACCTACGGGTCTAAAACCAAATGGCGCGTTTGTATTAGCCATGATTTTTCTCCTGAAAAATTATTATAACACACTCACCGCGAGTGTGTTAAAAATGTGTAACTATGTGTTAGGAAACTTATTAACTAGGTTTCTTGCCACCAAAGGTTACGCGAGAGCTTCTCTCTTTCGAGATTGGCATGCTAGGATGTTGGTCCTTAAGAGGATCATTTGCAATCGCATCATCTTTATCTTGCGTAACTTTCGCAAAATATTCTTTACGCTGCTCAACAATCTCATTAGGGATTCTTGCTAGCATTAAACCTCCAACAGCTATAACACCATTATATTTACCTGAATCAATTTGTGGCCATTCGTTAGTTGGATATTCATCAGCTCTGACAAATTCCCATCCTTCTCGTAGTCTAGCGGATACATTTTTTTGATCCATCTGTCCTACTGCTTCGGCCCTTACCCATCTGTGTTTAAATCCAGGGGGTGCAGGTGGTGCGTCTAGTTGTGACGGTGGAGTCCATACTTTAGGACGCTCTTGTTTAGTCCTAGTTTCTGACTCGCGTGATGGTAGTTTA